CTGCATCTGCTGTTGCTGGTAACTATAAAGTAGTTAGCGTTGCTACTTCTTCACTAGGTAATCTAGATGCTGAAGCAGTAAGATCTTTCCAATTATTCTCTGGATCAGCTGGAACACCTATTCAGGTTTCTGCCTTTACTGTACTTTCTGGTGCTAACCTTAATTTTATTGTATTAGGTACAGACATCACAGGTCCTGTTACTGGTTTATTTACTTCTACTGTTTCTTATTCATTGGCTCCTGTTGATAATAAGAGAGGTGATTTTGAAGATAAAAATACACAACTTAACAGTTTAAATAATCCAATTTCAATCCCTGAAATTAATGTTCAAATGCAATCTTCAGCGATTGTTGCTAAAACACGTAAGCTTAAAGCTGTATGGACTCCCGAGTTCGCACAAGACTTGAATGCTTACCACGCATTGGATGCTGAAGCTGAATTGACTTCTGTCATGAGCGAGTATATCTCACTAGAGATTGATCTTGAAATTCTTGATATGTTGATTGAATCAGCAGCTGCTGGTACTGAAATTTGGAGTGCTGTAAATAACAGATCTATTATAGACAATGGAACAGGAAATAGTGGTACTATTACTGATCTAGGATTTTATAATAGCCAGGGACAGTGGTTCCAAACTTTAGGTACTAAAATCCAAAAATTAAGCAATGCTATTCACCAAAGAACACTTAGAGGTGGTGCTAACTTCCTTGTATGTTCTCCAACTGTAGCTACAATTCTTGAGTCAATCCCAGGATTTGCTGCTGATAGTAATGGTGATGCTGCACAAATGACTTATGCATTTGGTGTACAAAGAGTAGGTGCTCTTAACGGTAGATATAAGGTTTATAAAAACCCATATATGACTGAAAACACTATTCTTTTAGGTTTCCGTGGTACACAATTCTTGGAATCAGGTGCTGTATTTGCTCCATATATTCCATTAATTATGACTCCTCTAGTATACGATCCAGATACATTTACTCCACGTAAAGGTCTCTTAACTCGTTATGCCAAGAAGATTGTCCGTCCGGAATTCTATGGTAAAATCTTATGTGATGGTTTAAATACCCTCTAATATTTTTTTAACCTAATTTAAGGAGGGGTGCCGAAAGGCACCCCTTTTTTTTTGTATTTATAAGTGTAATTATTTTATTAACCCTTAAAAATTCTTTTATGTCTGAAGCGTTAATTGCACAAAAAAGAAGACCAAAAAATCCTATTAAATTTAAAATCCAATTAAACGAAGAACAGAAAAAAGCAAAAGAAACAATATTAAACAATACACTTACACTCCTAGCGGGGTCTGCAGGCTCAGGAAAAACTTTTTTAGCCTGTCAAGTAGCCTTAGATGGCTTATTTTCACGTCAATACGAAAGAGTTATAATTACAAGACCCACAGTTTCTAAAGAAGATATAGGTTTTTTACCTGGTGCCCTAAGAGAAAAAATGGATCCATGGTTACAACCAATATATGAAAATATGTATGCCTTATATGATAAGGATAAAATTCAAAAATGTTTAGCAGATGATATTATAAAAATAGTTCCCTTAAGTTTTATGAGGGGTAATACTTTTATGAACTCTGTAGTAATAGTAGATGAAGCTCAAAATGTTACTCATACACAAATGGAAATGGTAGTAACTAGAATAGGTCTTAATTCAAAAATGATGGTTTGTGGGGATAAAAAACAAATAGATTTAAAAAGAAAAATGGACTCAGGGTTTAATTTTTTATATAAAGCTAGCACTCAAATTAAAGGATTGGCATCTGTAGAATTAACTACTAACCACAGAAGTCCTATAGTTGAAGATCTAGTAGATTTTTATACTGATGCTCATAAAAATGGACTATTAAAGGGTTAATATTTATAAATAAAACATGGCTAATATACCCATATATCCTGGCAGTTCATCCTTTTTTCCTGGAGATACCCCTTTTGGATTTTATGACACTGATTCCGAATTCCAAGCTGATGCAGATAAAGTAACTACTTTTTGTGCTAGGAGATTAGGGTATCCTATAGTGGATGTAGAATTACAAGAAATAAATTTTTATGCAGCTTTTGAAGAAGCAGTAACTACTTATGGAAATGAGATTTATGCCTATAAAGTAAGACAAGATTATCTAACATTAGAGGGAGGACCTACTGGGTCTAATCTTAATAATACTTTAATTACCCCTAACATGGGTACAATAGTTAGATTATCTAAACAATATGGAGAAGAAGCCGGAACTGGTGGTAATGTAACTTGGAGAACAGGTTCCCTAGCATTAGAAAAAAATGTCCAAAAATATGATTTAAATGCTTGGGCTGATGAAAGTGGTTCTTTAGGTCCTATGGATTCTATAGAAATTAAAAGAATATTTTATTACCCAGACCCTGCAGTAGTTAGATATTTTGATCCTTATGCATCATCAGGAATGGGCTTTAATAGTATGATGGATAGTTTTGGATTTGGAAGTTTTTCTCCTTCTATTAATTTTATGTTAATGCCTCTAAACTTTGATTTACAAAGACTTCAGGCAATTGAGATGAATGACCAAGTTAGAAAGTCTAATTATTCATTTGAATTAATAAATAATCAATTAAAAATATTTCCTATTCCTAGTGCGGATGGAGAAAAATTATATTTTGAATATATAAAAACCCAGGATAGATATTCCTCTTCTTTTAATAATAGCTATGGAGGTATAACTAATGTATCCAATGTCCCATACACAAACCCATCTTATCAATTAATTAATTCAGTGGGTAGAAGTTGGATTTTTGAATATACCTTAGCATTATGTAAAGAAATGTTAGGATATGTAAGAGGTAAATATTCTAGTGTACCTATTCCTGAAGCAGAAGTTACTTTAAATCAATCTGATTTAATTTCTGCCGCTACAGCTGAAAAAAATGCATTAATTGAAAGGCTTAGGGGATATTTGGAAGAAACTTCCAGGGAAAAATTATTAGAAAGGAGAGCTCAGGAAGCTGAATTTAAACAAACTGAATTAGCTTCTGCACCTTATACAATTTATATAGGATAATGGCTTTATTTGGATCACAAAGAGACGTATCCCTAATTAGAAAATTAAATAGGGAATTATTGGGTAACATTATTACCCAACAGGCATCTTTTTATGTGCATCGTATTGAGGAAACTAAGGTTAATATGTACGGTGAAGCAGCAGATGGATACTTTTTTGAGGGTCCTTACTTATTTAATTGTTTGATACAAAGAACCCCTCAATCATTCCAGGAAGCGGATATGATTCTAGAAACTCAATATGAAGTAACTTTTAGATTTCTAAGAGATGATTTAGTGGATGCTAATGTAGTACCTAAAACTGGGGACTATATTTTGTATGAGGACAATTATCATATTATAAACGATACTTACTCCAATCAATATTTTGTAGGTAAAAACCCAGATTATCCTAATGAAAAAAATCCTTTAAATCCTGGATTAGATAATTTTGGCAATAACTTATCTGTAGTATGTACTACCAATATAGCACCTGGTGATAGATTAGGAATAACACAAGAAAGATATCAACAGTAATGGCTAAACAGTATAAAAAACCCATCCCACCACGTCAAAGGGAATTATCTAAAAGACTCCAAACACCATTTAAGGATAGTGAGGGGATGTTTAACAGAGGAAATCCTAATGATGCAAGCTATGATAATTTAAATAGAGGAAACCAAGTATCATTTAAGGGAGATGATATATTGCCGTTTTCTATAGGCATTAAAGATGTAGATGAAGCTATACTTTTCTACATGAAAAATATAATAAAACCTACTGTAATTCAAAATGGTACTAAATTAGAAGTTCCTGTGTTATATGGAGATTCAGAAAGGTGGAACCAGATTCAAAAATTAGGGTATATTAGAGACGGTAATGATAAACCCATGTTACCTTTAATGTTATTCAAACGTACTAATCTAACTAAAGAAAGATTTACATCTAAAATAGATGCTAATAGCCCTAATAATATTCAGGTTTTTACTAAAACCTATAATAAGAAAAATGCTTATAGTAATTTTGATGTATTAAATAGAAATTTTCCTCAAAAACAACATTATGTAACAGTTATACCTGATTATGTAACATTGAATTATGACGTTATAATTTCTACCTATTTTGTAGAACAAAATAATAAGATTATAGAAGCTATGAATTATGCTTCTGATTCATATTGGGGTGACCCCGAAAGATTTAAATTTAGAGCAAGGATAGATAGTTTTGCTACAAATACAGATGTACCATTAGGTGCAGAAAGAATAGTAAAGACATCTTTTTCTATTAAATTATATGGGTATATTATACCAGATACATACTTAAGAGATATAAATGCTGCTAAGAAATTTAATGAAAAAACTCAAATTATTATTACCACTGAAACCGAAATCCCCAGAGATAATACTAAGGACATTAATGAACGTATTTATAATAAAAAACTATAATAAATGGCTAAAAAGTTAATATCGGCTAGTATAGCCACTGCACAAACTATTGAAGCAGGTCACGTATCACAATCTGTTAAAGCTTTTACAGGTACAGAAGCTTATGATATTACCATATCTGGGTCCCTTGAAATAACAGGTTCTACAGACATAAATGGAGTTTTATCTATACCTGGATTTTCAAATGTATCTGCTTCCTTAGCTACATCTTTTGATGGTTTTCCTTTTACAGGTTCGGCGGGTTTATTAGGAACTTTAGATGTTAATGGTCCTGCTGGTCATATAACAGCATCTGGTAACATAAGTTCAAGTGGTAATATATTTGGAGTTGGGTATCATTCAAATGGAGCCATTTTTGCTCAATTCGATAGTGGAATAGTAAATCTTGGGGGAGCAGTACTTAATCCTGCTGCATTGACAGGTACTAGTATCACATTAGGTATGGCAGGTCAAAACCAACCTGTAACAGTTATATCAGCTTTAACAGCCTCCGGTAACATAAGTTCAAGTGGAAATTTATTTGGTGATAGAATAGTTGCTTCATCATATCTTCAAGCTCCTCAGATTAACGGAAACATTGAAGTAACAGGTAATTTAACTGCCATACAAATAACCGCATCTGGTAACATAAGTTCAAGTGG